GCATCACATCGGCTCCCGACATAAACGGGTCAGCCGTTCCTACCTGTGCTGCAATGTTGGAGGCATCAGTAAACTGCTGCGGCCCTCCTCTTCGAGCCATATCCTCGAAGCCTTGCATCCCAGCAACCTCTCGGTTAGTAAACTCAGCGATTCTTTGACCGGGGTACGCTTCATATGGACGAGTCGATTCAAAGACCGTGCGTCCCATAAGCTCTTCAAAATAAGGACGGGCGTATTCTGGTATGTTTGTTTGTGTAACCTTGCTTTCTTGAACGCCGCTGCTGCCTTTACTCTTTCCCATCTTCTAGGCTCCTTTCATATACAACATACGATCTGGAAAACTCGTCTTGCTCAAGCCACTTCCAGAATCCCATACGCGCAGTGGCCTCTATGCCAGTGCAATTTTCATCTCGACCAAATTCTTTGAAACGATCCAGCATGTCCCATACCCAAGCGTTGAAATTGTCGCCCCCAAGGAACTGTATCGCTAGCATTTTTTTCTCTGGGTACTGATAAATCTCAGTAGTCCCAACGCCTTCGATGCGCTTGTCTTCATCAAATGCCACCCACAACTGCTGACCGCCATTGAGTATCGCGGCGTAAAGAAACTCTAGGTTCCAACGTCCATGAGACCTATCAACTGCCCTAGCTAGTTGCGGCTTCACTTCCGCCCAAAGAGTGTTTAGATAATTGGGCGGGATCATCGTGATCGTGTGGGTTACTTCTCTAGGTTCATCCCTACGCCTTACCTTAGGCTCTCTAGAGATATCCTTAAACTGTGATGCGTCGAAATCTAAAAGGTTACTCATGCTGGTAAGATACCTCCTGAGCTAGCTTGGATTGGCGCTGGCTGCCTAGTGGTGCCAGTCCTTTCCATACGGACTCTGTCCATCATGCCTTCAAGCTCTTGCGCTCCAGCAGAACTGTCGCCGTCACCCAGTCCAGACACAACGTCACCGGGGACAATAAACTCGCCGGGAGACACTGCAACAGGCTGCTGATCACCAATCATGCCGGGAATCATGTCATCCATGCCGCCACCTTGACCTTGAATAAGCCCTTCTTTTTGCGATCCGGGTACGATCCCCTCAAGCACTTGAGACCTCAATGCTTGGAAGGCTTCTAATCCAAACTCATCAATGAACCGCTTGATGACAACGTCTGTCTCTTCTTCTGACAATCGACCCATAAGGGCCATTGCAGTCTGATCGACAAGCATCTTCTCCATGCCAGCGTTGGTTTCACCGCCACCCTGCATGCCGTATGCCTCGCCATATCGCATACCAGCTATGTCATCTTGAGTTGTTTCATCGACGGGATTTCGATCAAGATAGTCTTGAGCCGCCTGACGCTTTCGAGTAGACACTGACTGCCTGTTCACAATCTCTAAGGCTTCAGCGCGTTTCGATGGATCTGCCGCCTCAAACGCTTTATTAGCCGCCGCCAGAAATGGATTGTCTGACTTGCTTGATGCCATGACCGCAGCGGTATCCGTGCCTCCCGTGCTTGTGCCTGTTTCTGTTTCTGTCTTCACAGGGTCGCGGAAGTACATGATCTCTGCATCTATGCCGGGACGATATCCCTCAAGATCTGCTGGGGTAATAACTTCAGTGCCCCTTAGGTTCTGTTGAGCCATTCTAGGGCCAAGATTCCCCGGCCCTAAGCCGAACCCTCCAGACAAATTCGATGATGTCATAGGATTGAAGTCAGGATTTGACGGGCCACCACCATTCATCATCTTCACTGGAGGCGCTTCGCCTGCTAGACCGTAAACACCTGCCAATGTATCCATGTAGTTCTGTGGATTGATGCTGGTTATACCGCCCTCTGCCAGACCACCCACACCACCAGATGTGCTGCCGTACCTACTTGCCTCTAGGCCAGCCATATTGCGCCGATAGTCTTCCTCTCGCTCTTCCGCAGATAGCCCGAACATGCGCTCCATCTCGTCTAGCCGCTCTATTTCTGCGCGTTGGCCTTCGCCTACTGCGATTGGGATAGCGGCACTAGGCGACAATAAGCCCTTACCAAAGGCAGTCACGCCCTCCATACTTTTCAGCGCACCAACACCAGACGGGCCAGCTATGCCTGCACGTTGTGTATCAAGAGCAGTTTGAAAGCCTGACTGCGTTGCCTGTGCCGCCTCTAAGCCTGACTTAGCAGTATCGACTGCTGCTGATGCGTCAACCGCATCCATAATTGTTGCAGGGCTACTGCCCATAACTTGGCTAGCAGCTTCAGTGGAAGCCTGTGTCGCTTCGGCAAGACCCTTGCTTGCGTCCGCTACACCCTGAGCTGACTCAGCCAAAGCATCCTTTGTGCCTTGTAATGTTGCACCACCCACTGCATCTGTTGCTGCCCCAATCGCTTTATCTACACCAAACGAAGTAGCGGCAGAGGTTAGAGCCTTCATTGGGTCAAAGTCTTCGCCCATCAAACCAGAGCGAATACCCTCTGTTGCCAAGCCTTTGCCAGCCATCATTGCCGCTTTCCCTACCAGCCCACCACCGAGACCGCCCAGTGAAGTCAGGCCAGCACCGATACCACCAGCACCAATGCCAGTTAGAAAGCCACCAATACCAGTCGCTAATGCGCTACCACCAATACTGCTGGCAATTGCAGCTAGGATAGGAAGGAACGCCTCAGGCTGCCCCGTTTCAGGGTTAATGGTTAGCTCCCCTGTAGGGGACAGTGATGCAAGACCTTCGACTTCAATCGGATTCATATGAACCAGCATCGAATCTCCGAATCGTCCCTGTCGGGCCATCTCTTCAGCCATTGGCTGCATTGGGAAAGGGGCTTGTTGCATATTCATTAGGTGGTCTCCACGCCGAATAGGTTGAAGCTTATATCTCCAGAACTAGCGTAGACCTTCACGACATCTGTTTGTGACAGGCATATGCCAATCACTACAGTCCTCGCGGTACTACCAGCTATTGCTTCGTTGAAAAAAATGAATTGTTTGTCATCTGCACCAGCACCAGCAACGTGAATGCTGACCCTGAACGAGCCAACTAATGCGTTCTGATTACAGATAACGAGGGAACTTACTGTAGTCTGGGCAAGATTGGGCACCGTGTACAACGTCGTAGTGGTTGTCGCGCTAGGATTTACCTGTCCCAAAACCTTGATTACGTCTGTCACGAGGCACCCATTAAAAGGAATTGATGCCTACGCAACGCTAGCGAACTCTGCTTGTCACCCTGCGTCTTTGCGATATTGATATCGTTCTCGACTCTGTTCAGTGCAAGCTCAAGAGTGCGGCGCGTGTACGCCTCATTCTCTTGCCGATACTCTAACTCTGGGATGGGCAGGGGTTGCTCAAGTATGCTCATTAGCGTCTACCGTCCTGTCTCATATCAAATCTCAAATCGCCAAGCCTCCATCCATAACCCAAGCCATTGCTTTCTACGCGAAGCTTTGTGTGTCTAGCTCTGGCTCGAACATGAGATTGCTTTGTTGTGTTGCTGATTGTTGACGTGGTTAAAGTGCTTGCTTCTTCCAAAGGAAAGTCGCTGCCCTTGAGGGTTAGATCTATCGAAGCATCGACCTCAAGACCTGTAAATGAGAAGTCAGGGATGATCCGCTTGATAAACATAAAGCTATCGCCATCTCCAATCTCAAGGTCGCCAGACTCAACAAACGCAGTCATTGCCGATCCGTCATCGTCAAACCCAACCTCATGCTCGTACAGGATGTTTGACTTGTCAGCGGTATCAATCGCGCTCGTGGCTAACGGTCTGTTCTCAATTGAACGACCACCCCATGTACCCCTAGCAAGCGTACCAACTGCCCACAGGTTCTCTGCATAATTGTACGAGACGTAGTTCGTTATGTCTGTGTTGCCCTCTCCGACTGGATAAAACCAGATCACTTCAGAGTATTCATTGTTCTCGGCAGCAAAGACCTTAAATCGTTGAGATATGTTTAGGTTATCGAATACATGCTCTAACACAGAACATGGCAACGGTTGAACAGACCCGTTGTAAAGATAGAAACCACCTTGATCCATGAAGTAAACAGAGCCTCTAGCGTTTACAGCCGCCTTGGGCGATATCATGGATATGTCTGTACTCACAGTAGAAAATTGGAATGTAAACGGTGCCCCGACAAATCTCATGGAGTGAAGGCTTACGTCAGTCCAGATCAGTATCTCTTGTCTAGCCTGCACCGCGCCAATAATCTCAGATCCTGAGTTGATACGGACACCGCCAGCCGTATTGGTCGCAGTAGGAGTCCAGTCTGCCGCGTTTTGCTGGTCAGAAAACCTAACAAACAGCGGGTCAATCGCTGAACTTCCGATTGGATTAGAACCAAAAGCAATAACGTGTTGGTCAACATCTGAGACCATAACCTGTAAAGCAACAGTCGGTACGTTAGATGCTCCTCCTAGAGCCGTTGCATTGACCGCTCTGGTGCCTACGCCAACAGACTCATCCCAGTAGAAGATACCACCGCCACGGGCGTTGAATATAAGATCTTCGCCAAAGTTGTCCTGACTCCACAAGCGCAGTTGACCGGCGGCAGAAATGGAGCTTGCGCTACCAAACGTACCTGAACCCCAAGCGCCTGCACCCCAACCCGTACCAAGAATGAAGGCGTTCAACCCAGAGTTGATTTGATATGCGGCTACAG